TTACTCCAATATCAGATAACGATTGACAACCAGACACAAGAATGCTATACTATAAACATGAATGAAAACTTTTATACGAATGTCCAGGTGTTGGGCGACAACATCCTTTTTCGTGGCGTAGTTGATGGTAAACGCCGCACCGAAAAGATACCATACCAGCCTACTGTCTTTGTTCCTACCGATAGCCCATCCAAACACAAGACATTGGATGGCACACCTGTAGGTAGCATGAAGCCCGGCGGCATTAAGGAGACGCGAGACTTCTTTCGACAGTACAAGGAAGTCAGCAACTTTCCCATCTATGGTAATCGCAACTTCCACTATTGCTACATCAGTGATGAATATCGGGGTGATATTGGCTACGATAGGGACTTAATTTCGATTATCAATATCGACATTGAGACTGACACGACAGATGGATTCCCAGATCCTGAAATTGCTCAGAGCCCCGTGACTACGATTACATTGAAACATAATGAAATCTATTGGGTGTTTGGCTATGCCTGTAATCGTGTAGATGCCAAATACAAACACGGCGAGTTCACAACGACGCGAAAAGATGTGCGATATATTAAGTGTGTCGATGAAAAGGACATGCTTGTCAAGTTCGTTGGGTTGTGGCGAGAGATTGATCCTGACATCGTTACAGGATGGAATGTACAGTTCTATGATATTCCATATCTAGTGAATCGCCTTGCGCGCGTATACGACGCAAAGTATTCAAAGATGTTGAGCCCATGGCGACACATCTCAACGCGAACGGCCATCATCTACGGGCGTGAACAAACTGCCATAACACTCACGGGCATTTGCATTCTCGATTACATGGAGATGTATAAAAAGTTCACATACACACAGCAGGAGAGCTATAGGCTAGATCATATCGCTCATGTAGAGTTGGGCAAAAAGAAGTTAGATTACTCTGAGTTTGGTTCGATGAATGATTTCTATGAAATGAACTATCAGAAATATATCGAATATAATATTCAGGACGTTGCAATTGTTGATGATCTCGATGCCAAAATGGGATTCATCGACATGGTATTGGCTCTTGCGTATTCAGCAAAGGTCAACTTCAACGATACGTTTGCTCAAGTGCGAATGTGGGACACCATGATATACAACCATCTGCGAGAAGACAACATTGTTGTTCCGGTAAATAAAGGTGAATCTAAGAATGAACAATACACTGGAGCTTATGTAAAGGACCCTCAGGTTGGTATGCATGAGTGGGTGGTGTCTTTCGATTTAAACTCATTGTATCCTCATTTAATTATGCAGTACAATATTTCACCTGAGACTCTGAATAGCTATATGCCGCAAGCAGTGAACATCGAAGGGATGCTAGACAAGACATTCTCTACTGACGATTACACTAAACACAATTGTACCATTGCACCCAATGGCGCTGCGTTCACTAGAAATCATAGAGGGTTTCTTCCCGAGATGATGGAAACATTATACAGTGAACGTAAGAAGTACAAGGGCATGATGATTGATGCCCAGAAGAAGCTCCAAACATGCAAGCCTGATGATAAGAAAGCCATAGAAGATGAGATTGCTCGTTGCGATAATATTCAGCTCGCGCGCAAGGTACAGTTGAACTCTGCCTACGGAGCTATTGGGAATCAATATTTTCGTTACTATGACATTCGGCTTGCCGAAGCAGTAACAATGTCTGGTCAACTTTCGATTCGTTGGATAGAAAACAAGATGAATCAGTTTCTTAACAGCACACTAAAGACGGACAGCGTGGATTATGTTATTGCGAGTGACACAGACTCCATCTATGTGAATATGGGACCATTGATTAATGCAGTGGGTGTAGAAAGAATAGGAGCTGATGGTGTTGTTGACTATTTAGATAAGGCTTGCCGAGAGCAGTTTCTTCCCTTCATTGATAAGTGTTATGAAGAGTTGGCAGAATATGTAAATGCCTATGAGCAGAAGATGGTCATGGCAAGAGAAGTTATTGCAGACAAGGGATTGTGGACTGCAAAAAAGCGTTACATTCTCAATGTACATGACAGCGAGGGTGTGCGATATACAGAGCCCAAGCTAAAGATGATGGGCATTGAAGCGGTCAAGTCAAGTACACCAGGAGCTTGCCGTGAGAAGATTAGACAAGCAATGAAAATACTAATGACTGATACCGAAGATGATATTATTGATTTCATTGAAAAGTTCCGAGAAGAATTCAATACCCTATCGCCCGAAGATGTTGCGTTTCCTCGGGGCATTAATGGGATCGAAAAATATAAGGGCATCAAAGACATTTATATTAAGGGCACTCCGATTCACGTAAAGGGAGCATTGCTATATAATATACTACTCAAAAAACATAAGTTGATAAAAAAGTATCCGGCAATTCAAGATGGAGATAAGATTAAATTTGCATATCTAAAGGTGCCAAATCACATTCACGAATCTGTTATTTCTATGAGCAGTATATTGCCTAATGAATTTGGTTTGGAGAAATATATTGATTACGATAAACAATTTCAGAAGGCCTTTGTTGATCCTCTTGGGATTATTCTAGAAAAGGTAGGCTGGAAAACTGAACACATTTCCACGTTAGAAGATTTTTTTGGTTAAATATTAAGGAGGCATTACGCAGTGAATATTGATATGGGTGTTGATTTTTCTTTAGAGGGAAGCGGAATTCATTTATTGATGGGAGGCATTTGTACAGAAACATGCAAGCCGGCCATTGAATGGATTTTAAAAAACGACTTGGCAGAAAATCCGTTGCCAGAACTGAAGTTGTTCGTTAATTCTCCTGGTGGGAATTTAAGTGATGCCTTTGCGTTGATTGATGTGATGCGAGGGGCAACTGCGAAAATTTCAACGGTTGGAATTGGTGAGATTTCGAGTGCAGGGCTTTTGATTTTTATGTCCGGAGCAAAGGGTAGTCGCCTTCTTACCCCAAACACTGCAATTTTGTCACACCAGTATTCTTGGGGTTCGTATGGCAAAGAGCATGAGTTGTTTGCGGCCAAAAAGGCATTTGACATAACCAGCAGAATGATGATTGCTCATTACAAGAAGTGTACCGGTTTAACAGAGAAAAAGATTAGGGAGTTTTTGCTTCCTCCAGAAGACCGATGGTTGACGGCAAAGGAAGCATTGAATTTGGGAATTTGTGATACAGTGAAGGAGATTTTTTAATATGGGTGATATTCGAGAGTTAGGGCACGCCTTGGCATCTCACAATGAGTTTGTGGATACCTATGCAGATGTAGATAGATATATTGATACGGGTTCGTATACTTTGAATGCACTTTTGTCTGGTTCTATATATCAGGGGCTTCCTGGTAATAAGATTACTGCATTCGCAGGTGAGTCTTCCACAGGGAAGACATATTTTACTATGGGAGTGGTCAGTCAATTTTTAAAGGACAACCCAACAGGTGGCGTGATTTTCTTTGAGAGTGAATCTGCTATTACAAAGCAAATGCTTTTAGATCGGGGTATTGATCTTACCCGATTGGTGATTGTTCCTGTGTCCACAGTTCAACAATTTCGACATCAGGCTCTAGTGATTCTAGAGAAGTATATGGAAGACAAGGAATCGGATAGACTCCCATTGATGATATGTCTTGATAGTCTTGGTATGCTTTCAACCACAAAGGAAATGGAAGATAGCACCGAAGGCAAAGAGACAAAGGACATGACTCGGGCCGCAGTTCTGAAGGCTGCGTTTCGGGTTCTTACCCTAAAGCTCGGGCGTGCAAAGGTGCCCATGGTCGTGACCAATCATACCTATGACATCATTGGGTCAATGTATCCGCAGAAAGAAATGGGTGGTGGGTCAGGTCTTAAATATGCAGCCGACTATATTGTCTTCCTCTCACGAAGAAAAGAGAAGGACGGTACAGAAATTGTTGGTCATGTAATCCACTGTAAGAATGTGAAATCGCGACTAACAAAAGAAAATAAAATTGTCGATGTGTTGCTCAGATATGATACTGGATTGCATAGATACTATGGGCTTGTAGAGTTCGCAGTCGATCATGGAATATTCAAGAAGGTATCTACACGAATCGAATTGCCCGATGGGACAAAAGTATTTTCAAAAGCCATCTACAAGAATCCCGAGAAGTATTTCACAAAGGAAATTCTTGACCAATTGGATGCCATTTATCAGAAAGAGTTTACATATGGAAGTGAGGTAGTAGAAGATGACGACATCGACAACGACGGAAGTGAGTGAAGAATCATTAAAGGAGTGGTATAGTCTTGTTCCAGATCCAGACAATGCCGATGCAGATTATTGGTGCATTCGTCTTGATAAAGGAGATTATACTGGGCTTGTCTATAAGTATGGCGAGATTGGTGTTTCGCCTAAGCTAAACGAAGACGGAACCCTTCCTGTAAATTTTGAATATGACATTCTTTTCATTCCCGAGGATTTGAGAAAGAAAGAATTTGAGGATGAAAAAAAGAACGAGTTTGAAAATTTTATCGGTAGCATCATGATGCAGATGATACAGGAAGACCTAGATTCAAATGAGGAGATTATAGAGGATGGAAAGACTGGAGACGACGATTCTAAGAAATTTGTTGTCAGAAGAAGAATTCGCACGGATAACGACACCTTTTCTAAAGAGTGATTATTTTCATGATCGGCCCGAGAGGTTGTTATTCAACCAGATAGAATCCTTTATCACCAAATATAATGATCTTCCCACAACCGAAGCATTGGTTATTGAATTAGGAAACGATGTTGATATTAGTGAATCAGATTTTGAATCTGCAAGAAATATTTTAGATACATTTAAATCTGATTATGAAAAACCTTCATATGAATGGCTGATCGAACAGACTGAAATTTTCTGTCAAGAGAAGGCTGTATATAATGCAGTCATGGAAGCCATTCAAATTCTTGACGGCAAGCAAGATAAGACAAAGGAGTCTATTCCTGAAATCTTGAGTGATGCGCTTGCCATTTCGTTTGACACAAATGTTGGTCATGATTACTTGGAAGATTCCGATCAGAGGTTTGAATTCTATCACAAGAAAGAAAATCATGTTCCGTTTGATCTAGAATATTTCAATAAAATTACGAATGGCGGAATTTGTAATAAGACGCTGAATGTTTTGATGGCCGGTCCTGGTGTTGGCAAAACCTTAGCCATGTGTCACTTTGCAGCCTCATATCTTTCTCAAGGAAAAAATGTTCTGTACATTACACTTGAGATGTCAGAAGAAAGAATTTCTGAGCGCATTGATGCGAATCTTTTGAATGTTTCTCTCAATGATTTGTATGATTTGCCTAAAGCCTCGTATGATTCCAAGATTAAAAAGCTCAGGAAGAACACAGTTGGCAAGTTGATTGTCAAGGAATTTCCAACAGCGCAGGCTGGAGTTGGTCACTTTCGACATTTGTTCAATGAACTAAAACTCAAAAAGAATTTTGTTCCTGACGTATTGGTTGTTGATTATATCAATATATGTACGTCTTCACGATTCAAGCCAGGAACAAATGTTAATTCATACACATATATCAAGAGCATTGCGGAAGAGATGAGAGGATTTGCAATTGAGCGTGAAGTTCCTATTATCACAGCAACCCAGGTTAATCGCGAAGGATATGGAAGCTCAGATATTGGAATGGAGAATACGGCTGAGTCCTTTGGATTACCTGCAACGGCTGATCTGTTTCTAGCCATTATTACCAGTGAGGAATTAGAATCCCTGAATCAGTTGATGATAAAGCAATTGAAAAATCGGTATAATGACCCTACCACAAATCGTCGCTTTGTGGTAGGCGTAGATAGAGCGAAAATGCGTATGTATGATGTAGACCAATCGGCACAACAAGACGTTTCTTCTGAGGTTGATGCTCCTACATTCGATAATACCAAATTTGGCAAGAGAGATTTTTCTCAAATTGACATTTAGGGTGTTTTACTCGCATAAATAACCATATGTCTTTTGTATTAAGACATGAGTTTAATTTAACAAAGGAGACCCTATAATGGATTTCACTGCAATTATTAATGATCTTCCGACCTATCTAGAGATTCTCACACAGGCAGTTGGAGTATTTGCCCTCGTTGCTACGCTGACACCGAATACGTCAGACAATGCTATCGTAGATTTTATTCTCAGATTAATTAACTTCGGCGGGGCTAACGTAGGCTCGTCGAGAAATGCCTAATTAATATAGGCATTCGATTATGTGCGTTTGTGTTTGTTCATAGTATGAGCAAAGGTGTGTAGTTGTTAAACTACGGAATGGTGGGAATATATAAAAAGATTCAGTTCCCAAGATCCTGATCTTTTTATTGAAAATGTGGGTTGCCCATCACACAAAACGCATAGGGAGGAACAGGAACACAATTCCTGTTCCTCCCCGTCGAATGACTTTGGATATTATGTATCTTGCACATAAGGTCAATGCTGCACTAGATAAAATTGCCGACCAAATGATTGGCTCGGTGAATAGTGCATCTCATTGCAAAATTGTCCAAGACGCCTTTCGCCCATTTGGGGCTAAGGTTGTTGTTGCCTTAGATGATATGGTTTCTAAGGATATGATTATTGTTACTGGTGCCTATGCTCCTTGGAGACATAGGCAGAGTATTGAGGTTTACCTAACCTACAAACCTGGTTCAAAACGCATTCGTATTACAAAGACTATGTGGAATCAACTCAGGTTTGATTTATCCCAAACTTTGCAGCATGAGCTAGTTCATAAAATGCAATGTGAGCACATCAAAATTCCCAGTGAGGATTGGGAAGATCATGCATGTAAGGTTTATGCCAGCAATGCCAATCTCCCCGCCAAGAGAAATGCCCAAAAGTATTACGGCGATACAGAAGAGATTGATGCTCATGCTCATTGCATCATGATGGAGCTAAAATACTTTGCTCCCCGGACCGACCCCATCAAATTGCTACAACGAGGGAATCGAGTCCCCAAGAAAAAGTCCCCCACGTTACACGATTACCTAGAAACCTATGATAAGGATACGAGTCATCCTGTCATTAAAAGGTTGCTCAAAAAGACAGTATATTGGATCGAGCAAGAGGCATAGAGTGTCAGCGGGGTATTGCTACGTTCGAGGCATTATGGGATTGTTGTGTTCGGAGAAGGATAAGGGAGTCTATAATTTCTTATAAATAGAGATGTTGTCTTACTCAAAAGGATAGTTTCCCATGAAAAGTTTTAAGCATTTCATTACTGAAAAATTGAATGAGGGTGATGTAATGGAAGGCATTTTTGCTATTGCCATTGCAACCTATCTTCGTGACGGTGAATACAATCAGCGAGAAATCAACAAATATAGAGCCAAGATTGAACCAAATCTTTTCGAGAACGGGACTATTGTGTTTGATTTTGATCCCGTATATGATAATCTTCCGGGTAAGCCTAAAGACACATTCAACGTCAAACTTACGATCCGACTCAAGCCAAGTTCTGTCAAGGGTGCTTTTGGAAAAGATGCACAGGCTCTCTTTGTCAAGGCATCGGACATTGGAAAGTTGGATGCTAAAACCAAATCTATGATCAAGTATATCAAGAATACTAGCGCCCAGAAAAAGATTGACAAGTTCGTGGATGATCTCTTACAGAATAACACCAAAGATGAAGTTGACCTTCATATTCTTGCAGATGGTATTGCCGGCGAAAGCTCCGGAGGTATGCTCAAGGGAGATGTTGCTCTGAAGATTAAGGCTAAGGTTGGTGGGAAAAAATCAAAGAATTTAAATCTTGGAGA